TATGAAGAAAAAAGAAATAGAGCATTCAGATGCTTATTATGATTATAAGCGTAATGATCCGAATGCAGAGAATCCTTTCACTGATCCTGTAGATCGAGCAAGGGCTGAGTTTGTGGTCGGTGGTGGAAGTACTGACTCTTACGAAAATTGTTATGGTTATGAACCTGATGGTCTTGATTATGAGATAGATTTATCTACAGTAGATGATCAGTATGCACATCATTTTAACTACGAACCAAAGTCAGCACATTATTACAAATATCATGAAGAAGAAATTCTAAAAGATATTGAGGAATACGTATCAGGAACTTATAAAGGACATTACACAGGAAACTCTCATGAGTATCGTAAAGTTCAAACCATAGATTTGATGGCATCTAAGGATTTAGCTTCTTCTTTTTGTCAGGCAAACATCTTAAAATATGGAAGTAGGTATGGAAATAAAGACGGAAAGAATAAGAAAGACTTGATGAAAGTCATACATTATGCTATGCTGTTATTACACTTTGATGGACATTATGGGGAACCATCTATGCCATCTGGAAATTTCGAACAAATGCCTTAATTATGCAAACATTTCAAACTTTTGAATCACTTGAATCTATGAAACTATCAGAAAAAACATTTAATTTATTAAAAAACTTTTCTTCAATAAATCAATCAATATTATTCAAAGAAGGTAAGTCTCTTCGCACGATGTCCGTGATGAAAAATATTCTTGCTGAAGTTGAAGTTGAAGAAGATTTTCCAAAAGATTTTGCAATTTATGATCTTGTTCAATTCTTAAATAATGTATCTCTTTGTGCAAATCCAGAATTAGATTTTACAAATGAATCTTATGTTAAAATTGTAGATGGAAAGCATTTTGAAACTGAATACTTTTTTGCAGATCCTAGTGTAATTGTTACACCTCCAGAAAAAACTTTAACTCTTCCATCTGAAGATGTTTGTTTTATTTTGGATAATGATACTTTGATTCGTTTGCTAAAAATATCAGCCGTTAATCAATGTTCAGATTTATCTGTGGTTGGTGAAAATGGAGTTGTTAAGATGGTTGTTCGTGATAAGAAGAATGATACATCAACTAAAACTGGTATGATTGTAGGAGAAACAGATAAAGAGTTTTCATTCAACTTTAAGGTAGAGAATATTAAGATATTTCCTGGTACTTATGAGGTTGTCATATCTAAGAAATTACTTGCTCGTTTTGTAAATAAAGCAAATAATTTAACTTACTTCATTGCACTTGAACCTGATTCAACATTCGTAGAATGATCTTTGATAAAATTAGCCTTGTTACTGGTGGATTTGATCCTATACATAGTGGTCACTTAAGATATTTTGAAAGAGCAAAAGATTTTTCTGACTATTTAATTGTGGGATTAAATGGAGACCCTTGGTTAAAAAGAAAGAAAGGTCAATACTTTCAATGTTGGACAGAAAGAGCAGATATCATTCGTCATCTAGATATGGTAGATGCTGTGATATCATGGGATGATTCTGATGATACTGCAAAGGGTGCGATTAGAAAATGCTTAGAAATATCCAAGCAAGTTGTATTCTGTAACGGTGGTGATAGAGGACATAGTAATACTCCAGAAACTATGGGGTTTGCTAATAACGAAAACGTTATATTTGAATATGGTGTTGGTGGAACTGATAAATTAAATAGTAGCTCTTGGATATTACATAATTATTTCAATCGTCAACGAAAACTGTTAGGAATCTAATGCAAAAAGAAATTTTTTTTACTCCAGAAGAAATGCAAATCATTCGTGTTTGCTTGCATAACGCACCAATTCCTTATGATCAAGGAGAGGGTGCAAAAGAACTTAAAGTATTGCAGGAAAAAGTAGGCCCTCCAATATCAAGAGAGGGTGAGGGAGAAATCCTAGTAGAATGTGATTTGGAGAAGTATCAATGAACAATGTTGGATTAGAAGTTGTCTTCTGGACAATACTAGCACTTTATCTTTTGGCAAAATTAGGAGTGTTTAAAAAGTGAAATTAGGATTAGTTGCAATTATTTTTATTGTATTTTTACATCTAATAGGAATATCTGTATCCGAATTTTACACAAACCCAAATGAGAATAAAATTTTATGGAGAGATGAATGAAACTTACTCAAGAACTTATTGATCAAATACAGGAAGCTATGCTTCACACTAATCTTAAAGGTGAAATTAACTGGAAAGATGGCGATGATATAGAAGTTAATCTTGCAGGAACTTTTGCAAAAGATAAATTTATTGTAATTAAAAATAAATCTAAAGACCCTGTTGTAAGTGCTTTACCACATCCTCACTTTGATTATGAGAAGAAAGTCTTTACCAAAGATGGTAGACAAGAGCATATGAAAGAACAAGAAAAAACTGCAACTCAAAGATTGCATGATGATATAAGAAAAGGAATTGAAAAAATATGATTAAAGAATGTCTAAAATGTGGTGCTCGTTGGATAGATGGCCAATTATACTGGGCAGATGGTAAAGAGGGATGTCCACACGATCTTGCAGGTCTAGTTTGCAATACCCTAAAAAACTATGGTTATGTTAAAGAAAACGATTGCATAAACCCATGTAGAGGATCCACAAGTGGAATTACTTGGCAACATAGAAATTTTATGCTATGATATGGAAGGTATGGAGAGTATGGGCAAAGGCACTCGGAGACAAGTCTGGTAAGTCTGATAAAGAAGCAGACACAGTTGCCATAATCCGAACTTTGATCTTTCTCCAACTTGTGATTACTAATTGTTTTATCGTTGCAGGCAACATTCGACACTGGAACGATCATTATACTCCACCTCATTATGAACATTTTTGTGACAGATCCTGACCCAATTGTGTCAGCAGAAGTCTTACCCGATAAGCATATTGTAAAGATGCCACTTGAGACTTGCCAAATGTTGGCAGTGGTCTATTCCAAGTGGTATTTTGCTTGGGGTGATGATTTATTACCCAAGAAAGACGGAACACCTTACAATACTCAGAAGGGTGCTTTCCGTGGACATCCTTGCACCATATGGGCAGCACAGAGTATTGCCAATACTGCGTGGTTGATTCAACACGGATTTGCACTACTCAAAGAGTACGAGAATAGATACAACAAGATTCATTCTTGTCAAACTGCTATGAATGCAGCAGAAGAAGTATTTGAACAGAGAACAGGAAAGACATTACTATGTCACAAAGAAGCAACACTGTTTGCTTTTGCAGGCCCTGATCAGTTCAAGTACGATACAAGTATTGATATCTTTACTGCCTACAAGCGTTACATCGCATCAAAGCCTTGGGTTGCAAATAATTATATTCGCAATCCGTCCAGAAAACCCAATTGGTTATAACCTATGATTTTTTCAGCATGTCCACCAGTATATACTTTACCTGGTACTTGGAGCGATCCAGAGAAGATTGCTAAGTGTAATGACACACTAATCCCACATTTTACATTTGATCCAAATTATACCTTTGGTATTTCAATAGCAGTGATTACGATACTGTTAGCAGGTTATGGAATATACAAAGGATTCTTTGCAAACCAAAATTTAACTGACCCTTGGGATGATCACGATGACTAATCTCATTGAAAAAAATGATTCTAGATATTTTTCACAAACAAGTGATGCACCTTATGATCGTCATCACTATAAGATAGTTTGTCAGAATAAATCTTTTGTGGTAGAATCTTGGGATGAAGTTCAAGAGTGGTGGTGGAACAACTGTCGTTCACCTTGGTTTGAAGGAACAGTTATCCATGTTATTGATAAACCAAAGAAAAAATCTAAAGGTTTTGCTTAATTATGAAACACATTTTATTTGATTTAAAAGATTGCCCTTTTAAACTTTTGGATGATGCAAGATTTGTTCGTAATAGTTTATTTCACGCATCTTTATTATCTGAATCAGAAATTATTAAAATTGATTTTCATAAGTTTCATCCTCAAGGTGTAACTGCATTTGCTATGCTTGCTGATAGTCACATTAGTATTCATACTTGGCCAGAAAAAGGTGTTGCAAAATGTGATATTTTTACTTGTAGTGATAAAGCAAAACCAGAAAAAGCAGTAGAATACTTAGGTGAAGCACTTGAAGCTGAACAAATTGACTCCGATACTTTTGATAGATTATTATGAAGGAATTTGATTATGACCTCGATTACAAGAACATTGATTTTACAGTTGAAGAAAACCGCAAACTTTATCGCATTGGAAGGGGAGAACAAGGAGTGTTACTGGTTCGCCCTTATACTAACGATATATGCTCTCATTGGAGATTTGTAAATGAAGATATTGCTCGCAAATCTGCTAATAAAATCTACTCCATGTTTTGTGACTATAAGGAGCAACAAGA